GATGATGAAGCTATTGATGATGAAGAATATATAGCGTCATTACTTGACGATGATGAAATTTTAATCTAAAATGGTATTACAAGATTTATTAGATTTATCGTCATCTAATAATAGAAAAATTGGTATATCAGAAGAACGTATTACACCATTAAAACCTTATATTAGATAGTATGTAAGTTATTGGCGTGAATATCCTGATATGTTTGTTGATTTTTTATAGACTGGATTAGATGGCACAATTCCAGAAGATGGATTACATTTTTTCTTTTATCAAAGAGTATTTTTGCGGGCTGCCATGCGATATAAATATGTTTATATGGTATTCCCGCGTGCTTATTCAAAATCATTTCTTTCTGTATTAGTTTTAATGATTCGTTGTATTCTTTATCCAAGAGCAAAATTATTTGTTACTTCTGGTGGTAAAGAACAGGCCGCTGGTATTATTAAAGAAAAAGTAGATGAGCTTTGTAGACTAATTCCAGCTTTAGACAAAGAATTAGATCATCGACCTGGTAAAACACGAATAAGTAAAGATTATTGTATTTTTATGTTTAAAAATGGTTCATATTTTGATAATATTGCCGCAACAGAAAAGTCTCGTGGTAAACGTCGTCATGGCGGATTAATAGAAGAATGTGTTGGTGTTGATGGACAAATTCTTTCAGAAGTTATTATTCCTACAATGAATGTTTCAAGATTGGCGATGGATGGACAGTCATACCCAGAAGAAACATTAAATAAGAGTTAGATATATGTAACTACTGCTGGATGGAAAGGTACTTTCGCATATGATAAATTAATTCAGCTATTAGTTTGGATGATAACCGAACCAGAAAAAGCATTTATTATGGGCGGTACTTGGCGTATTCCAGTATTAATGAAATTGTTAGATAGAACATTCTTGCAAGATCTACAACGAGATGGTACTTATAATGAAGCTTCATTTGATCGTGAATATGAAAGTAAATGGAGTGGTACAGCAGAAAATGCTTTCTTTAATGGAGAAACTTTTGATAAACATAGAATATTAAATCAACCAGAATATGAAGCATCTGGACGCTCATCAACAAAAAGTTATTATATCCTTTCTATGGATGTTGGTAGAAAAGGATGCGATAGTGTTGTTTGTGCTTGGAAAGTAACTCCATAGTCAATGGGACCATCAATTAAGTCATTGGTAAATATTTATACAATGTCAGATACTCATATGGAGGATCAGGCAATTAAAGTTAAAAGACTTTATTATAAATATAAAGCTCGTAGAATTGTTATTGATGCTAATGGTATTGGTATGGGCCTTGTTGATTATATGGTTAAACCATAGCATGATAATGAAACACAAGAAGATTTTCCTGATTTCGGAGTCTATGGGGGAACTTAGGCTGACGCTGTTGATGAATATAGAAAATTTCATACTAATGAAACAGAAGAAGAAGCTATGTATTTAATGAAAGCTCATGCTCCAGAAAATACTGAAGCTCATGCTAATTTTTAGACAATGCTCAATGCTGGAAAAATTAAATTATTAATTGATGAAAGAGTAGCTAAAGCTAAATTATTAAATACAAAAGCTGGATAGAAAATGACTCCCGAAAAGAGGGCAGAATATTTAAAACCATTTACTTTAACTTCCATTCTTAAAGAGGAAATGATGAATCTTAGAGAAGAGAATGAAGGAGTTAATATCATTTTAAAATAGGCTAATAAAGGAATTAAAAAAGATAAATTTTCTGCAGCAGAATATGGTTTGTATTATATAAAACTTGAAGAAGATAGTAAAAAGAAAAAGAAGAAATTTAAAGTTACTGATATGATGTTCATGAGTTAAAGGAGGAATGGAAAATGAGATCTAGTAGAGGCGAAATAAAGATTGAAGAAATTTTAGATGAAGCTGGATTAAATTTTGAAGAAGAATATATTTTTCCAGAACTCCGAAGTGATAATGGTCGTCCACTTAGATTTGATTTCGTAATATTTGATGATGATGGAAAAGTTGATTTTATTATTGAATATCAAGGAAGATAGCATTATGAACCTACTGCAAAATTTGGTGGGAAAAAAGGATTTTATTAGCAAAAATATAATGATAATAAAAAGCGTAGATTTTGTGCATTACATGATTTAAAATTAATTGAAATTCCTTATACTGAAGAAAATTTAATTACTTATGATTATATAATGCATAAAGCTGGCTATTAAAGGAGGATAGTATTTTGGAGATTGAAAGACAAGAAGCTATCCATAATAAAGGCTTTGATTTATTTGATTTTGGTTTTCCTACAGGAGATAATAATGAGAATATTACTGATTATGGGAAAATAAAAGTTGGAGTAAAAGTATTAGAAGATGCTTTATTAGATTTAGGCGCGTTAAAAGAAGCTAAATTACCTTTTTGTAATAAAAAAGAAATATTAGCAGCTATTATTAAAAAAGATTATAGAAAGATGAAAATTATCTCAGATTTTTTTTATAATGCTAGTGGTATTTATTAGACAGTTTGTAATTATTTCGCATTTCTTTATAGATATGATTGGTATATTTATCCAGAAAATGTTAAAGAGAATGCCAAAACTGATAAAGTATTAGAAGAATATGTGAAGATTTTATCATATTTAGATAATTCTTATATTAAAAAAATTTGCGGCGATATAGCACTTAAAGTCGTAAAACATGGTTGTTATTATGGATATATAGTTAATAGTGCAAAAGGCATTGTATTACAAGAACTTCCATTAGAATATTGTCGTTCTAGATTCGATGTTGAAGGTGCCCCAGTTATTGAATTTAATATGGCATTTTTTGATGATAAATTCATTGATCCGGCTTACAGAATAAAAGTTATAAAAATGTTTCCAGAAGAATTTGCAAAAGGATATATGCTTTATAAGTAGGGTAAACTTATAAATACTGAAATAGATTGGGAAGATAAAAATACTGGAACTTATTAGGGACGCCAAGGTTGGTATCTTTTAGATCCAGGTAGCACCGTTAAATTTAATATTAATGGAAGTGATTTCCCTATTTTCTTTAATGCGATTCCAGCCATTATTGATTTAGATGCTGCCTAGGAATTAGATAGAAAGAAATAGATGCAATAGCTTTTAAAGATTTTAGTGCAAAAATTACCAATGGATAAAAATGGTGATTTAATATTTGATGTTGATGAAGCAAGAGATATACATAATACTATGGTTGCTATTTAAGTAAAGCTATTGGTATTGATGTAGTAACTACTTTTGCTGATGTACAATCTATTGATATTAGTGATAAGAATACTACTACTAAGACTGATGATTTAGCGAAAGTTGAAAGAGCCTTGTATGATGCTCTTGGTATTTCACGAAATTTATTTAATACCGATGGTAATTTATCATTAGAAAAATCTATTTTAGATGATGAATCTACCATGCGTAATTTAATTTTATAGTTTGATATATTTTTTAATAAAATAGTAGATAAAAAAAGTAGTAATAAAAAGTTTAATTTTACTTTTGTAATGCTTGAAACTACTTAGTATAATTATAAAGATATTTCAAAAATGTATAAAGATTTAACTTCTAATGGTTAGTCTAAATTTTTGCCTATGGTTGCTCTTGGCCACTCATAGAGTTCAGTTGTTAATTTAGCATATTTTGAAAATGAAATACTTGATTTGCCTAACTTAATGATTCCTCCATTAAGTAGTAATACCGTTAGTGGACAAGATATTTTGGCCACAAAAAATCAAAGTAATTCTAATAAAACTCAAAAAATATCAGATAGTAAAGGTACTGGTGGTAGACCAGAAAAACCGGATGATGAAAAATCTGAAAAAACTATTAAAAATAAAGAAGCTATGAGCTAAGAAAGGAGGACAAGCATGCATGTTAGTATAAACATGGTAGATATGCCTATTGAAGTATTAGACATAAAACCTGTTAATCCTCTTATTTCAAAATGTCAAATAAAAGTATGTTATGTAGGCCAATAGGCTAATCGTAATAGAAGTGTAATTACAAAAGAAGTAGCTAAAGAATTTGCTAATTCTATTCCAGGTTGCCCAATCGTTGGTTATTATAATTCTGAAAAAAAAGATTTTGAAGAGCATAATAGAACAATTGAAATTTCAAATGGAACTATATAGATTAAAGATACTACTAGACCATATGGTTTTGTGTCAATGGATGCAAAAGTATGGTTTCAATGGTTTGAGGATGATGGAGTGCCTCATGAATATTTAGTGACTGAGGGATACATTTGGACTGGACAATATCCAGAATCTCAAAGAATTATAGAACATGGAAATAATCAATCTATGGAATTAGATGATAATACTTTGGACGCATTTTGGACAAAAGATGGTAATGGAAAACCGTAGTTTTTCATTATTAATGAAGCAATTATGTCAAAGCTTTGTGTTTTAGGAGAAGATGTCGAACCCTGCTTTGAAGGAGCATCTATTTCTAAAGTACAATTTTCTTTTGAAGATAATTTTAAGCAAAGGTTGTTCTCATTAATTGAGGCAATGAAAGAAATTTTGAGTAATGATGAAGGAGGAACACCAGTGTTTAATACTTATGCTGTTGAAATTGGTGGTCGTCTTTGGGACGCAATTTACGATTATATGTGGAATAATCATAAAGCTAATGATGAATTAATTTATCGTCTAGTTGGTGTTTATGAGGAAACTGAAGGCCAAAAATTTGCAGTTCTTCAAAATCGTGAAGATTCTACTTATTCTCGTTTAAATTTCTCTTTAACCGATACAGAAGAATTTATTCCTGCTGACGAACTTATTCAATTTTCTTTTGATTCTTCTGATAATTCTCAATTCACTCTTGAAGATATAAATTCTTTTGAGATTGAATACAAACAAAAGAAGAATAATGAAGAAGAAGAAAAGAAATCTAAAGAAGAATAGACTGAAGAGAAGAAAGAGCCTGAAAAGAAGGAAGACCCCGAGTCTCCTAAAGAAGACCCTAAAAAAGAAGAAACCCCTGCTGATGAAAAGAAATCTAATGATGACGAATCAGAAGATGAAAAGAAAAAGAAAAAGGCTAAATATAGTCTTGATGAAGTAGTTGAATATCAAGAGTTATTAAATAAATATACTACTCTTGAAACTCAAGTAAATGAATTAAATACTACTATTACACAATTAACTAATGAAAATAAAGAATTGCGTGATTTTAAGAATAGTATTGATAAAGAAAAGAAACAAGCATTAATTGATTCTTTCTTTATGCTTAATAGTGAGCAAAAGAAAGATTGCGTAGATAATATTGATAAATATAGCCTTGATGAGATTGAAGCTAAATTATCAGTAATTTGTGTACGTAATAAAGTAAGTTTTGATTTAAATGACTCTGAAAAGAAAGAAGAAGAAGTTAAAACTACTACTTATAATCTTGATAGCACTGCAGAAGATGCTTACGCAAATATGCCCGCTTGGGTTGCTCGTGCTATTGAAGTTAAAAATGAAGGAAATTTTAATTAAGGAGGATAATATAAAATGCTTAGTGATTTCTTAAAAAAGAATATTGAAAGCCAAGCTGGATATATTAAGACTAATGGTTATGGATATGGCCAAGTTGAAGGCAATCACCTCTCTGGTGAAGCTACTAAAGAGGTATATGCTCAACTTCCAGCTGCTGCGGACATTAATATTCTCGAAAATGGTCAGTTTGCTAAATATGATTATGCTGAAGGTGTCGTAAACTTTAGTGGTCCCGGCGAATGGTTATTAGTATATAATGAAATTAAACTTTATCGTGAACATCAAATTGATGCTGAGTTTGCTATGATTAAAGATAATTATCAAGCTCGTGTCTATAGTCCATTTGGTGGCGGTTATGATAAAGATCGCAATTTACAACCTGATGAAATGTGGGATAGACAATCTCGTTATTATAATGGTAATGCAGTAACTACTGCTGATAGTGGTATTACTTTTGCTAATGGTAAAGTAACTGTTGGTGATAAGAGTTGGCCTATTGATGATGTAACAGCTGCTCCAGATATTTATGAACTTCATTATACCGAAGATCCTTTCCACATTGTTGGTCCTTATGCTGAGCAAATGATGCCAGAAGGAACTACTATGGTCCCTCGTCTTGTAAAAACTCATGTTGGTGATATTTTTACTACTAATATGATTGCTGATAATACAGTTGCTCTTAAAGATAAGCTTGTTCCTAATAACAAGGGTATTCTTGCTAAGAAAGTAACTCCAGCTGCATCTGATATGGTATGGCAAGTTGTTAAAATTTATACTATGCCAGATCATCAACCAGGCGTAAAATTAATGCGTATTCAATAATAAGAAAGGAGAAAGAAGATAATGTTGGATTTTAATAACTTACTTCAATTAATGAAGATTACAGCTAAAGCTAATGCTTCTGCTCCTACTTCTTATAGTTTTAATGGACAGAATCTTAGTTATGATGTTTTGAACGAAACTCTTCGTCAAGAACTTAATGAACTTTGTGGCACAAATGCTGCTTATCGTGAGAACAAAAATACTATTTTTACTCTTATTGAATAGACTCTTGATGAAGTTCTTCCACGTAAGGTCACTGAAACTTATATGCAATTTGCTGAAGTAAAGACCTTTGGTCAAGGTGACAAACCTATTTTCCGTCGTAAGCTCAATTCAAATAATCGTGCAAAGCAATTTATTACTCGTGTTGGGCTTGCTGGTGTTTATGAAGTCTTTAAGCTTGGTAAAGCTGAAGAGGCTTTTGAAGTTCGCACTAGCGCTATTGGTGGAGCTGCTCAAATTGGATTTGAAGAGTTCCTTGATGGTCGTGTAGATTTTGCTGAAGTAACTCGTATTATTTACGAGGGTATGGAAGAATTAATTGCAAAAGAAGTTGCTCATGCTCTTAAAGCTTCTATTAACCAACTTCCTCCTGCAAACCGTGTTGCTGCAAATGGTTTTGACGAAACTGAATTTGATCGTTTAATTTACATTGCAAGTGCTTATGGCACTCCTGCTATTTATTGTACTTATGAATTTGCTGTTAAAATGATTCCTCAAGAAGCTTGGCGTTATACTGAGGGTATGAAGGAAGAGTTATGGAAAAATGGCCGTCTTGCTAATTACAAAGGTCATACTGTAACTATTCTTGATCAAGGCTTTGAGGATGAAACTAATAGTCGTAAAGTAATTGATCCAGGCTATTGTTGGATTATTCCAGCAGGCGCTAATAGTAAGCCTGTTAAGATTGCTTTTGAAGGCAATACTCTTGTACGTGAAGATGACAATCGTGGTACTTGGAGCAAAGAAATTCATGTATATCGTAAGGTTGGCGTAGTTGCTATGTTGACTAATGATATTTGTTGCTATGTTGATACTTCTCTTATGGGTCAAATGGATACTTGGAACTTTAATGGTGTTTCTGGTAATGTAATTACTTATGATGGCCGTAGAGATGGTCAATTTGATGGTGCTGTAAATGAAGATGGAACTAGTGCTGATCCTGGCACTAATAATACTTCAGGTGGAACAACTCCTGGCACTAACACTACTCCAGGCGGAACCACTAATCCATAATTTAAAAATTAATTGAATAATTTTTGAGATATAGGGGAGAGGGAGTAAATCTCCCACTCCCCTGTTTTTTATTTATGAGTAAAAGGAGATATATTTAAAATGGCAGAAAAAAAATATTTTTATAATGTAAAAAATCGTAGCGCTGGTATTGTAAAATATACCATTCCAGAGGATAATATTGTAAGACGTTTTACTCCTGGTGAGACAAAGCGTATTTCTTATGAAGAATTATTGCATTTAAGTTATCAACCAGGTGGCCGTGAAATGATGATTAATTTTTTACAAATTCAAAGTGAAGGTGTCCCTAAAAGCCTTGGGCTTAATGTTGAACCAGAATATTATATGTCAGAAGCTCAAATTATTGAACTTTTAAAGACTGGATCATTACCAGCTTTCTTAGATTGTTTAGATTATGCTCCAGAAGGAGTTTTAGAATTAGTTAAAAAATTTGCTGTAGAATTGCCTTTAACTGATTTTGAAAAACGAGCAGCTTTAAAGAAAAAGACTGGTTTTGATGTTGATAAAGCAATTGCTAATTCTGGTACAGAAGTTGATGATAAGACTGAAAAGGCTGTAGAAAAAGCTATTGAGGCTCCAGTAACTGGTCGTAGAACTCAAACTAATTATAAGGTTGTTAATTAGGGGTAATTAAAAAAAGGAGGCGCATTTTGTGACTAAATTCACAGATATTTATAACCGCTTTCTTGGTAAAATTACTGATGACATGTATGTTGAATTAACCCCATAGGATACTATAAAAGATTTAAGAAATATGTTAATCGAAGCACTTCCAGGTTTTGAATTTCCAAGATGTAATTTATATGATTATACTATAGAACAAGAAATCAAACCAGAGGATGAAGTAGCAGAAGATGATTTTTTAATTGGTATTTTATGGGATGATACTATTGATGAAGATGATTTTGAAAGACCTCCATTAGCATTAATTGAAAAATCTACTTTTTCCTCTGATTTAAATTCAGAGGAAATTAATATTTTAGCTATTTTAATGATGATTGCTTGGGTACAACGACAAGTAACATCTATTGAAAGTACACGCATGAAATATAGTGGCGCTGATTTTAAAATGACGTCATAGGCTAATCATTTATAGAAATTATTAGCATTATTGGCGGAATGTCAGCGTCAATCTCATCATATGCAACGTTTATATAA